AAACTGTAGCTGATAGTGACCATTTAAGTTATACCATAAGTGTTACTAATTCTACTTCAGACCATGCTGGTACAAAAGCATATTCAATAACACCAACATCATCATCAAACAAAATAAAAATAGATTTTTTTATACCACAAGTAAGACATGCTGGAGACACTGCTGGATTACGAATGAGGTTGTATAGACAAATAAATAGTGGTGGTTATTCACATGTTACAGGTTTATCAGGCGATGCATCTGGTAATCGTCAAGCAGCTATTGCAGGTAACTATGACAGAGGTGGAGATGGTAACAGGTCTACTGCTTGGTTTGGTGGAACGATTGTTGATAGTCCAAGTACAACTAATCAAGTAGATTATAAATTTTATTTTGGTTCTGGAGACGGCTCTACAACATTATATGTAAATAGAACTGAAAATGACGCAGACCAATCCTATACAAGTAGATGTCGTACTCATATATGTTTAACGGAGATTGAATAATGACAGAAAATGTATATCCTGGAAAAGACATAGCAGCTGCTATAAAAGCCATAGACCCTAATGCGTCTTTTGTAATGATAGAAGATGATATAGATAACATTGACTGGGTTACCACGCCAGTAGCAAAAGCTGATATTTTAGCAAAAGTAACTGAGCTAGAGACTGCTTATAATAATCTTGAGTATGCAAGAAAACGTAAAGCTGAATATCCTTCTATACCAGAGCAGTTGGATAAAATTTATAATGATGGTATTGATGCTTGGAAAGCAGACATCAAAACAATTAAAGACAAATATCCAAAGGAGTAGATTATGGCAGTAACGATACATGGCACAAAAGGAGATAACACAGATTTACAAACCACAGAATCTAGTATTGATTTAAATGGTACAGAATTAATATTAGATGCTGATGCAGACACAAGTATACATGCGGATACTGATGACCAAATAGATATTAAAATTGGTGGTTCTGATATATTTCAAATGACTGCTAGTAAATTAGATTTAAATGGAAAAGAATTAGTATTGGATGCTGATGCAGACACAAGTATACATGCTGATACAGATGACCAAATAGATTTTAAAATCGCTGGTACTGATAATTTTAAAATGTCAAGTACAGATGGCACTTTTAATTTTGGAGGAACAGGAAATTGCACGTTAAGTGCTAATGGTAGCAACCAAGTTAATTTAAAATCTGCTGGTGGTGCTGGAAATAATATTAAATTTTCAAATTCTAGTACAACTCAAGTAGATATTTATTTTGTTGATAATGCAGTAAACAATGTAAGAATGGTTGGTTCTGCTGCTAACTCTCCTGTATTAATAGAAGGTGTAGGAACTGATACTAATATTGGCATAAGATTAGTGCCAAAAGGTTCTGGTACTGTACATATTTCTGGAACACTTACTAAAGATGGTGGTTCATTTAAAATTCCTCATCCATTGGAAAGTAAAAATAGTTCACATTATTTAGTTCATTCTTTTATAGAAGGACCTCAAGCTGATTTAATTTATCGTGGCAAAGTAGATTTAGTTGGTGGAACTGCAAGTGTTAATATTGATACAGTAGCAGGTATGACAGCAGGTACATTTGTTGCATTAAATACAGATGTTCAATGTTTTACTACAAATGAAAGTGGTTGGACAGCAGTCAAAGGTTCAGTATCAGGTAATGTCTTGACTATTACAGCACAAGATAATAGTTGCACAGATACTATTTCATGGATGGTAGTTGGTGAAAGACAAGACCAATACATGAAAGATACTGGTTGGACTGATTCAGATGGTAAAGTAATTTTAGAACCAGAAAGAGAACCAGAAGGCACGATATTAACTACTGAAGGGTTAGGAGGATAAATGCCATTAGTAATTAAAGGTAGTAGTTCAGGACAAGTAACGGTCGATGTGCCAGCTGCTGCAGGCACTAATACACTAACCTTTCCAGCTGCAACAGGCAATATTATAACCAACAAAACTGCTGGAACGATTATACAAATAGTGAATACTCAAACAGGAGCTGTAGCTACAGGAACCACAACTATGCCACAAGATGACACTATCCCTCAAAATACAGAAGGCGATCAATACATGACTTTAGCAATCACTCCAACTAATTCATCTAACAAATTAAAAATAGATGTCGTTTGGCATGGTTCAAATGGTACAGCCTCTGGAATAATGTTGGCTGCTTTATTTCAAGACTCAACTGCAAATGCTTTAGCTGCCGGTTCGGCAGGTAGCACTGAGGCGGCGAATGATATGAAAGATATTGTGTTTAGCCATTTCATGACTGCTGGTACAACAAGTGAAACAACATTTAAAGTGCGAGCAGGATTTAATGCTTCAGGCACGACCACTTTTAATGGAGCTGGTAGTGGAAGAAGATTAGGTGGAGTCTTTGCATCATCTATTACTATTACAGAAATAGCAGTATAAGGAGATAAAATATGTATTTTGGTGCAACCACATTTGCTGAAGATTGTTTTGGAGCACAAGGTGTACCTAATACTATAGTTGAAGTTTCTGGTATTGCTTTAGCGATGAACGCTGGTAGCTCTTCACAAACTGGAGAGGCTAATGTAAGCGTAACAGGCACTGCTTTAACCTCATCAATTGGAACTCTTGGTATACAGATAGATGTTAGTTTTGCTGTATCTGGTATTAGCATGACCGCCAGTCAAGGAATAGCTAATGGTATTGGTTGGGCAACTGTAAGCACAGGCACAGCACAAACTTATTCTGCGGTTAGCACAGGATCTAGTCAAACGTGGACTGCTGTAAGTAAAGGCACAGAGCAAACATGGACTATTGTGGATGAGGTTGAAAAGGTTGCATAACGACCTTATAATTAATATAAACATACAAAGTAGGTAATTATGGCATCATCATACTCAACTGATTTAAAGTTCGAACTGCAAGTAACTGGAGAAAACCCTGGAACATGGGGTGATAAAACCAATAATAATTTTAACGTTGTTCAACAAGCGATAGCTGGATACGAAGAAGTTAATGTTGCCTCTGGCGATGTTACTTTAGTAATGTCTAATGCAGCAGTATCTAACGCAAGAAACATGAGTATTAAATTTACAGGTACTTTAGCAGCCAATCGAACTGTAAATATGCCTGCAAGTATTGAAAAGTTTTTTAATATTATTGATGGCACTGATCATGCAGGTTATACCCTTACTTTTAAGGTAACCAGTCAGACAGGTTTTTTACTATGTGAAGGTAATCATTATGTTTGTCACTCAAATGGCACTGACATTGTAAAAGATCAAGAAACACGTTTTTGGCGTGTTGTTAGTGCAGCTGAAACAGTGCAAGCTGGAGCACAACTATTAGTTGATACTTCTGGTGGAGCTAGAACAATCACCTTACCTGCCTCACCTGCCGCAGGTGATGAAGTAACTTTTTTAGATTCAGAAAATACTTTTGATACTAATAATTTAACTGTAGGTCGTAACAGTTCTAATATAAATGGTGCCGCTTCTAACCTTGTAGTAGCGAATGAAAGAGCAGCATTTACTTTGGTATATTCAGGTGACGCTACTGTAGGGTGGCAATTTAAAAATAGAGATCAATCTTTACATAGTGGCTCGGACATGCTTTTAGATTCTGGTGGCGATATCATTTTAGATGCTGATGGTGCAGATATTATTTTTAAAGATGCTGGCACAGAAGTAGGTCGATTTACTAATAGCTCAACTGATTTTGTAATACAATCTGCAACCAGTGACAAAGACATGATTTTTAAAGGTAATGACGACGGCTCGGTGATTACCGCACTAACATTAGATATGTCAGCAGCAGGTGCTGCAACTTTTAATAATGATGTTACGGCATTTTCTGACAACAGATTTAAAGAAGATATAACAACGATACCAGATGCTTTAGATAAAGTGTGTAAACTTAGAGGTGTAACATACAATAGAATAGATATTGAAGAATATGGTGAAAAGCATATGGGTGTAATAGCACAAGAAGTAGAAAAAGTGATACCAGAAGTTGTCAAAACAGATAAATCAAAAGAAAAAATAAAATCAGTTGCTTACGGCAACCTTGTTGGTGTTCTTATTGAAGCAATAAAAGAATTAAAAGCTGAAATAGAGGAACTCAAACATGACCATAAAGAGTAGCGGTTCTAGTTTAGCAATATCCGAAATAGCGGCAGAATTTGGTGGTAGCACTCCACATTCTATGTCCGAGTATTATCGTGGTGGTAGTTTAGTACCTTCAGCTTCAAGCACTTCAGGCATTGCCTCATCAGGTGCAATCACCATGTCAAGTTTTTATGGTACTTCTAATCGTATTGCAATTACTTTAACTATTTCAGGCGATACTTCTAATTACAATATTTACAATAACAGAGGTGGCACCTATGTTGCAGGCCTAAGTGATGTTACCTTAGTCAATAATGCAACTATTTCTTCAACCTCAACTGGCACCGCAGCCTTAGATACAGGCACAGGATGGACTAGTGGTGACACTATTACCATTGACAATAACTCAACCGTTGTCGGTGATGGTGGCGATGGTGGTGCTGGAGCAACAAGAAGTAATAATTCTGTAACTTCAGCAGCAACAGCGGGTGGTGCTGGTGGGCATGCTATTAATATTCAATTTGATACCACTATTGATAACACTGGCGGAACTCTTTCTGGCGGTGGTGGCGGTGGTGGCGGTAGTGCTGGTGCAACGGCCTCAGCAAATATAAAAGGACAAACTTCTTTTCACACTGCTGGCGGAAATGGCGGTGGTGGTGGGTTTGGTGGCGGTGCTGGTGGAGCGGCTGGTTCGGCATCATCAAGTAATAATTCTACAAACGGTAACGCAGGATCTGCGGGTGCAGTAAATTCAGCGGGTTCAGGAGGAGCAGCGTTTAGCGTAAGTGTAGGTGACGATTCAGCAACGTCCGCAGCAGGTGGAGATGGTGGTGGTGCAGGAGCAGCAGGAACCACTGTTAGTGGAGCAGGTGGGGCAGCTGGCAAGGCTGTAAACTTAAACGGAAATACTGTAACATTTACAGCTACAGGTACAAGAAATGGAGCAACCTCATAATGATTTTATTTAGAGCATTTATCAACAACAAAGCAGTTACCAATAGAGTCTATTGGGCTGGTAGTGAAGATTCAGAAACTGTAGCAATAAAAAAAGAAGTTACCGATGTGTTTACTTCTGAAACTTTTCCTTATCCTGTAAATATATGGGGTGTCGATATGAACGCTAATGTTATTACGTTTCATCAATGCTCGGTAGAACAAGACCACAAAGACAGCAGTAAGTTTCAAAACAGTTTGTTATTAGATGCTGATTTTTTAAGATACATTTATAATCTTGATACTAAAACTAAGACCATAGAGATATTTTATAAAGCAGATCAAGCTATACCAGTGGTATCTTTGGGTTCTGGTGTGTCGGTATATCGAATCTCTGATATGTGTGATGCTGATTTTAATTTACAAAAGACTCAAGCTATTTATGCACAAGGCACAAATGCAAATATATTTGCATGGGCTAAATCTTTAAAATCAGATATTGTAATGCCTATATCAGAGAGTAAAAAACTACATGCTGATGATTCTTACAAGTTTCAATTTAATACAGCAGGTGAATTACAATCGGTTGAGTTATTTGCACACTTAGACAGAGTTATGGTGTATGGCGTTGGTAATAGTTTGTATACTGAATATAGTGCTGACTTTGCTGATGAATTATCTAATTTAGCGGATACTGAAATTGTCGTGCCCAAGTTTGACAATAATGGCAATCGTGTGGCTCAAGAAGTTAATAAAGAAAATATAAAAGAATATGTAATGGTGCCTAAATCAGACGGAAGTGGTGGATATGATAAAGTTCTTGCAAAAGATTTATAAAGGATCTGGTATTGGTTCTACTCATGTAATAACCAGAACAGGTAATCCAATGTTAAAAAGATGGGGTGTATGGACACCTTTCTTTACTGTATTAATATCTAAAATATATCCAATCAAACAAATCGCTCATAACCATGAGGGTTCTTTCGTATCTTTTTTATTATGGGGTAAATATCAAGAAACTGTGTATGACCCAGCTAAAAGTTTAATACAAATAAATGATAAGAAATGGTTTAATCAATTAAGTCACGACAAATTTCATACGATTAAAGCAGAACAACCAGTCTATACAATTATGTTTATGGGTAGACGAGTTAATGAAGAAACATCTGGTTTAATAAAAGATAAAATTGTACCAGCTAGTAGATTAGTTAGAGGATACCGATAATGCCATTAATTAAAGTGCCATTTAAACCTGGTTTTAATAAACAAATGAGTGAATCCGTTGCGGAAAGCACATGGATTGATGGCGACTTTGTAAGATTTAGGTACGGCGAACCAGAAAAGATCGGTGGTTGGGAGAAGCTAACTGCAAATACTATAGTTGGTGCTGCAAGAGACACACACAACTGGACTGACTTGGATGGTAATAAGTATTTAGCAATAGCCACCAATAAAGTTTTGGTTATTTATTATGGAGGTGCTTATTATGACGTGACACCGCTGGATACTACATTGACTTCTTGCACTTATACGACTACCAACAATTCAGCAACTTTAACGGTAAACAAAACGGCACATGGTTTAGCAGCGGGAGATCTTTTTACTTTTAGCAACATGACCATACCAGGTAGTGGCACGGGTTTTGTGGCAACAGATTTTACTGATACCACGTTTGAAGTGGTTACACGAGCAACTGACACGTTCACCGTCACCATGAGTAAGGTTGAATCTGGGGCTGGTGTAACTGGTGCAACAGGGTGCAATGTAAACCCATATGTTAAATTTGGTCCAGCACAAGCAACCGCAGGTTATGGTTGGGGTGTGGCTCAATGGGGTGGTGAAACACTTGCTTTAACTAAAAATGATTTAAACGGTGCGTTGGGTGACAATACAGCTGGTACTGGAGGTTCTGGCACTGCGGTAACTTTAACATCAACATCTGGTTTTAGTTCATCTGGACACATTTTAGTCGGTTCAGAATTAATCACTTACACAGGCATTTCTAGTAATGATTTAACAGGCATTACTAGAGCGGCTTTGGGTTCAACTCGTGCAGCACACGATGATGAGGCAGTCGTTACCGATGCGACTAACTTTGTTGCTTGGGGTAACGCATCAGCAACTACAGATGTAACTTTAGAACCTGCTAATTTTGCGTTGGACAATTTTGGCACGATACTGATTGTTACAGTGCACGATGGTAGAACTTTTGAATGGAATCCAAGCAGTAGTTTAACCACAAGAGCAACTGTTAGTAGTAATAATCCAACTAAAAGTGTTATGTCATTAGTATCAGGCCGAGATAGACACTTGATACATTTAGGCACAGAAACTACTGTAGGCACAGCAAGTACACAAGACAAGATGTTTATTCGTTTTAGTGATCAAGAAGATAGAACTGATTATACGCCTGTATCAACAAATACAGCAGGCACGTTTAGATTAGACTCTGGTAGTAGAATTGTTGGGGCAACTAGAGCCAAAGATTATATTTTAATATTAACCGATACCTCTGCTTATACCATGCAGTTTGTTGGACCTCCTTTTACTTTTAGTATTCAACAGGTAGGTTCGAACTGTGGCTTAATTGGTCAACACGCCCTAGTGTATGTAGATGGTGCTGTATATTGGATGGGTGAGTCTGGAGGCTTTTTTGTATTTGATGGTACAGTAAAACGCTTACCTTGTTCGGTAGAAGATTTTGTGTTTACTAATGTCAATGAAGACGACTTAGGTATTAACTATGACTCAGGTGAAATAGTTTATAGTAATTACAACTCTCTTTTTACGGAAATAAATTGGTTTTACCCTAAAGCAGGTTCAAATGCAATTGATAGATGTGTCACGTTCAACTATAGAGAAGGAGTGTGGACTACCAGCTCGCTAGCTAGAACGACTTATGCTGACAAGTATTTATTTGACAAGCCGATAGCGACAGAGTTTGCATCTTCTACTGCGCCTACTTTTCCAACCATTCAAGGTGTAAGCACTACCAACGGTGCAACAACAACTTATCAACACGAGAAGGGTGTAAATCAAGCAGACCAAAATGGTAATGCTACTGCTAGTATTGATGCGTTTATTGAATCTGGTGATTTTGCTTTTGTAGATGGAGGACAAGGTGAGTTTCTTATGAAGATAAAAAGATTTATACCAGACTTTAAAGTTATTAGTGGTAATGCCACGGTTACTTTAAAAATTAAAAGTTTTCCTAGTGAAACAAAAGCCAGTTCATTATTAGGTCCTTTTACAGTAACATCATCAACTAAAAAAATAGATACCAGAACTCGAGGTCGATTGGTGGCATTGAGAATAGAAAATACCACAACAGATGAAAACTGGAGATTTGGTTCATTCAGAGCAGATGTGCAACCTGATGGGAGAAGATAATGGCAAAAATAATTGTTACAATACCAGAACCTAAAGAAGAGTATGATGCTAGTAATCAAAGACAAATTCTTGAAGCATTAAATACTTTAAAAAACCAACTTAATTTTTCTTTTCAAACTACTTTTAAAAACGAACAAGATGCGTTTAATTTTTTCTTATCATGACTATTCAATATAAAAACCAAGGTTTTACCTTAGCAAATACTGATGAAACATCTGTGTTAACTGCGCCAACAGACGCACGTTTACTTATAAAACAAATACAAGCAGTCAACATACACAGTAGTGCAGTAACTTTGACCACAAAATTAACAGATACTTCTGCATCAGCCACGCACGTCATAGGTAATCAAGACATTGCTGCGACGAGCACGACCGATATTATTACCAATACGCTAGTATTAGAAGAAGGTGATATACTTAAAATGACCGCAGAAACAGCTGCCAAACTATCAGGTGTTATCTCATATGCTCAATTAGACAGATCACAAGAAAATGGTTAAAATGTCGCCATGACTATTACTATAGACTGTGAATCAAAAGTTAAAATCACAAACAAAAAGTCAGGTCTTGAATATGCCTCAGAGGAACAAGCTCAAGAAGACATAAAAGATCCTAGCACTTCTACTAAGGAAGAAGACATTCAACGTGATGTTACTATTATTGTTCCAAAATTAGACTTGTTTGGGGAGACAAATGAGTGAGCCAAAAGGTGGCACTGAATTACAACTGGAGTTTTTGCAAAAATATGTTGACAGTGAGTTATTAAGTCACTTTCAAATTTGCACATCCATACCAGGCAAAGTTCCAATAGACCCAGATAAGATAAATATTCTGTGGCAAAAAAACAACTACAATCAACCTAATATACAACCTTGGTTTAGTGACAAAAAGAATCACGATCAATACGATTGGTATATATTTAATTCGCATTGGAGTGCAGAAAAGTATCGTATGATGTTTCAATTACCATTGGAAAAATGCCATGTCATAAAAAATGCTGTTACACATTTTCCAGAGCTTCAGCCTTATAAAAAAGGAGACACAGTAAGATTAATTTTTCAGCCTACACCATGGCGAGGGCTAAATGTTTTATTAGGTGCTATGGATCTTTTAAAAAAAGAGAATATAATATTAGATGTTTACAGCAGTTGTGACTTATACGGGAGTGATTTTGCTAAAAGAAATAAAAAGGATTGGGAGATTTTATTTGACCAAGCGAGAACTTTACCAAATGTTAATTATATTGGTAATCGTTCTAATGCTTTTATTCTAGATAAATTAAAAAATTACCATATGTTTGCCTACCCTTGTATTTGGGAAGAAACCTCTTGTATCTCTGCTATTGAGTGTATGTCAGCAGGTTTGTATACAATTACGACAAACTATGGTGCGTTATTTGAAACATGTGCTGATTTTCCTGTTTACATAAATTTCGATAAGGACGTTAAAAAATTAGCTTATAAGTTCGCTTATGCTATAAAACATCTTATGTGTCAACTTCACAGAGATTACGTTCAAGATCATTTAGAGCTACAACAAAACTATATGAAGCGTTTTTATAGTTGGCATAATAGGAAAACACAATGGACAAATTTTTTGATTGGTGCTAAGGGTGCTAAAAAATAATACATCAATATATTTAGCAACACCTGTCCATAGTGAGGTATCTATACATTACGCTCAAAGTGTACTAGACTTTCAAAAAGAGTGTTTAGATAGAAACATTGACATTTCAGTACATTTGATGAAATCCTCATTGGTTACTCAAGGTCGTAATCTATGTGTGGCGGGTTTTTTAGAAAGTGGTATGTCACATTTACTGTTTATTGATAGTGATATAGCTTTTACCTGTGATAGCATATGGAAAATGCTTGAGGCTGACAAGGATGTCATTTCTGTACCTTACCCACTTAAACACGTCAAGTTTGACCGATTGATCGCCAAGATACAAGCAGGTGATGTGACCACAGCCAAAGAAGCTCATGTAAACTGCAACACTTACCCTTTACGCTTAGAGGACGAAGAAGATATTAAAGTTGAAGGAGATGGTGTGATTGAGGTGACTCACGCACCAACTGGTTGTATGTTGATCAAACGTAATGTCTTTGAGCAAATGATAGAGGCGTACCCTGACACACGGATCACGCAAGAAACTATTGTCGATGGTAGATTACAGAAAAAACCTTATCTGTATAACCTTTTCGACACTTATCACGATAAAGAAACTAAACATTTTCTAGGTGAAGATTTTGCTTTTTGTCGACTTTGGCGAAAATTAGGTGGTAAATGCTATTGTTACATAATGGACTATATAACTCATGTAGGTGAGTTTCAATACACAGGTCGATTGTGGGACGAACTGCGTCCTAACAGTGTTGATAGCACTGAAGAATAAGGGTAAACTTATCTTAATAGTAATTGGAGATAGGACATATGCCCGCTTTTTTATCGACAGCTTTAATGGCAGGTGGTTTAAGTTTCGCATTGGCTAAATTATCAGGTGCATCCACAAGTGACTCTTTCAAATCAGCGATTCTAGGTGGACTAGGATCTTACGCTACTGGTGTTTTAGGGCAAGGGCTATCTAAAACAGCAGCAGAGGGAGTTTTAAAGGAATCATTAAAATCAGGAGTCAGTGGTGCTGCTACCCAAACCCTTCCTTCAGGTTTGGTAGATCAAACATTAAAAGGTGTAACATCAGTAGGTGGATTAAGTACAGTTCCAGCTGTAACAGCAGATTCAGTAAGTAAAGGTTTTCTTACTACAGCTATGGAAAGGACAGGCAGTTTTCTTCAAGACCCTAGTAGACAATTTGCCTCCGGTATTGGTATAGGTGGCAGTTATATAATCGATAAACTTAATGAACCAACTGGACGAAAAATCGATCCAAATAATCCATACAATTTAAGTCCGCAACAACAAGAGGCCATGTTAGAGTCGCAAAGAGGTAAGTTAACTGGATTAACACAAAGGTTTGACTATGCTTCAGCACCACAAGAACAAGTGGAACCTTATGATTTTGATTCCATGCTTTATGCAAAAGAAGGTGCTTTTGTTGAAGGTATAGCACAATATGCAACAGGTGGAGTAAACTATTTACCTAGTAAAGTAGAAAATGACGAAAACGATATAAATAATTATGTTAGAGCATCTGGATATGTAGAAGACGGATCCGGTGTTGGTGACAAAGATGAAGATACCATGTTAGCACAACTTGCCGATGGTGAGTTTGTGTCTCGTGCAGATGCCATTCTTGGAGCAGGCATCATGGCAGGTGCAAATCCTGCGGACTTTAAAGATATGCGTAAAAAGGGAGCTGCATTTTTTTACAATCAACAAGATCAACTAAAGAGGGTATACGATCTGGTAAGCGCGTAAATGCAAACAAAATTTATTAAGTTTACAAAGTTTGAAGTAGAAAAAGTTTGGCCTTTAGCAAAAGATTTAGTTCAACTAGCTTGTGAGACAAACGGAGCGTTTGATGTAAATGACATCAAAGACATGTGCAAAGAAGGAGCCATGCAACTCTGGTTAGTAATTGATGAAACTGATAAAGTTCTTGCAACAGTGGTGACTGAAATAAGAAGCTACCCTAATTATAAAGTTTGTGATGCACGGATCGTGACTGGCAAACAAATGAATAGGTGGCATCACCATGTAGCTGATTTAGAAGCATGGGCTAAAGAACAAGATTGTAAAAAAATGGAATTATTTGCAAGACCAGGGTGGGAAAAAATTATGAAACCAAAAGGCTATGTTAAAACACATGTACAAATAGAGAAAGACTTATGAGTATAAATACAGATAATTTAAGTATGAAACAAAAGATAGAGTTATTTAAAAAACTTTATGCTGAAATAGCAAAAAAAGGTAAAAATGGAGATACTCATCTAGCTCATATTAATGCTTATGAACGTGAACTGTTAATACAACATGGTGGTTGTGGCACAGTTAACGATGAAACTGAATTAATGCAATATTTTGGTGGTGGTGGCGGAGGTTCAACACCAGCAGAAACACAAACTACTTTTACAAGAGAAGCTCCTGAAATTGAAGCACGTAAACTAGCATTGTACGATACAGCTGCTGAGGTAACATCACAACCAATAAACATACCTGCTTTTCAAGTTGCAGGGCCTTCGGCTCTTGAACAACAAGCTTATCAGGATGCAGGTATGACTGGCACTGGCACTGCTGCTGTTAATCAGGGTATTGCTTCTGCTTTATCTGCACAACAAAGGGCTCAAGCAATGCCAAATATTGATGCTTTTTTAAATCCGTACAATCAATTTATTATCGACGAGATTAATAGACAAGCAGGTATGCAATCTAACCAAATAAGTGCAGATGCACTTAGATCTGGTGCGTTTGGTGGTGGTCGAGAAGGTGTGCAACAAGCAGAACTAATGGGTGCGACACAACGAGCTGTTGGTCAAGCACAAGCACAAAATTTTGGAAGAGCATTACAAGCAGCACAACAGCAACAAGGTTTAGGTGTACAGACTGATTTGGGCGTTGCGCAAGCACTTGGAGGCTTTGGTGCACAACAACAGGCAATGCAAGCGCAAGATTTACAAACACAAATGGCAGTGGGTCAATCACAAAGAAATTTAGCTCAACAAGCCTTAGCAGCACAACGTCAAACTGATATTGCGCGAGCTTATGAACCATATCAACGTTTAGAGTTCCAAAAAGGTATTATGACTGCGTTACCAACTGCAGCGAGTCAGGTTACACAAAGCACGGCTCCTGGAACCAATCCATTAGCACAAGCTGCTGGTTTAGGTTTAACTGCCGCAAAAACCTATAATATACTTGGCGGCACTGGTGTAGGAGGTAAGTAATGGCATTTCCTATCATAGCAGCAGCGGGTATAGGAATTTTATCAAGGCTAGCTCCAGTGGCGCGTACTGTTTATCAAGGCATTAAAGCAAATAGAGCAGTCAATAATCCAGTGACTCGATTTCCATTTAAAGCAACAGGAACAGTATTAAAAAACCCCTCTGCAAATTTATTATCAGCAGGATATATTGCACAGGACTTGCCAAGTAACTTCAGGGAGATTGGACAAAATTATCAAGATAAAAATTATGATTTAATGCTTGGAAACATGGGGTTAACTAGTTTAGAGATATTGGGCTTGCCTTACTTATTAAGAAGAGGCACTAAATCTAATTTGTTTAGGGGTAAAGTTCCTTTTACTAAAGTTGGAAGTGGAGAACTCCCCTCTGCAAAAAGTGCAGCTGTTAAACAAAAAAAACTTGCTAAAAAAATTGGTAATGTTATTGGAGAAGATAAATACATGGGCACTAAATTAGTTGGTTCTGGCACAGCATTTGTTGGAGGGTATGGCAGTGAGCTAGGTTTGTTTGATGACCTTTTGGCTAGTACGCCAATACAAAAAGATACCAAAGACAAAGATAAGGTAGATTCAGATTCAATTTTACAACCTGGTGCAGATGCTAATACGACCGATTTAATTAAGTCTACAACACCAAACAATAGAGTAAATTTAAAATTAGATAAAGCAGCTTTTGCAAGTAACATTGCAGATCAAATGGCTGATACTGAAGACTTAGTTGCTCTTGCAACGAGTGGAAAAAAAGACAACGTGGTTGATCAAGAATTAATAGGCGCTACCAACACTCAAATCAACACTCAAATAAAGAACAACCTTACTGATGTTAATAAAATTATGGGGGGTGAAGAAGGACCTAAAGGACCACTAGGTGGTAATTTAGTCGAAGCAGATGATGTAAAACAAGACAATCAACAAACAAATGCAGGTGACATTTTAAATACATCGACTGATACAAATTTGGCAAAAAATAAAATGCTTACTAGTTTATTTATGTCTCAGAAATTAATGTTACCAGGTCAATTTGCAAGAATTGAAGAACAAATTCAAAAGAACTATCAAAACTCCAGCGATAAACTTGACGAGTATCGAACTGGCTTGCTTGAACAAGAAAGAAAAACTTTTGATGAGTTCATAGGTGACTTTAAAGAAAGATCTGGTTTAAAGGATTATAACAAAAAACAACAAGATTATATTTTGTTAAAACTTGGATTAGATTTAATGTCCGGCAAATCTTATGAAGGTGGAGTATCAGGGTTTTTAGATATTTTAGGAAGTGCAGGTGCAGATGCGGTAGATAGTTTAGGAGCCTTACAAGCTTCAGAAAGCGAACTTATGCAAGGCATGGCACTAAAATACGATGAATATTTAAACACACTTGATCAACAACTTTCAGATAATGAAAAATATCTTTTTGAAACAGATTTAGGAATTATGCAACAAAGAGACGATGGTATGCTTGAACTTCACAAATCAAAAGTCGAAGCCAGCATGCGATTAGATGAAATGTACATGGAAGCTCTCATGAAACAAATAAATCAACAGGGTGGTAATGATTATGATCTATATCAAGACGATTTTGGTGTTAAAGTACTGAACCCTGATGCCCTTTTTGGTATGGAGTTTTACAGAGTTTCACGAAACAAAGGAGACAATAGGCTTTACATTATTCCAAGAATGGGTAAAGCATATCCTGCAGATAGTGTAGGAGTAGCTGATGAAAACACTTATGAATTTAAACAAACTGCTATTGATAAAGCATTTAATCAAATACATTATGCGTCTGACGGACAGCATTTAATTAATTTATTTTTTGCTACGGTTTCAGAAGGTAATTTATTGCCTGGCTCAGATGCCAACATTGCTGATACAGCAAGCAATTTAGTAGGTGTTGAACAATTTATTCGATCAATTACCGGTGACATTTTACCAAGAACTGGAACCACTGGTGGTACTGATAAAACTTCCTTGTATATTGACAAAATAGAAAATAACACAGGTGAAATTTTTAAAGTTAGTAAACTAAATAACACAAATATTGAAAAAATCATCATGGAAAACGCAGCTTTATCAGATCCTAATGAGAAGGACACACAGCAATACATGTTAAATCAATATAGAGAAGACATAGCTGAGGCTCAGAATTATGGAAACACAGCATTAGGAAAAGATTTTAAAGGTGAAAGAAGAGGTGACACATGGGCAGATCACATTTACAAAATGGTAATACCTGATGCACAACAGAAAAAGATGAGTCCCAAAGAGCAAAGGGAAAAATTAGAAGAAATTAAAAAAGCTCTTGCAAGGTACAAAGTAATTGAAACTAATTTAACTTATATTGTGGCTAATGCAAACAAAGCTGAAGACCGTTTGACACAAAAAGATATTGAAGAAGCTAAAAAACTTACTGAAGCGATCGTTAATAAGGATACAAAGGTTATTTTAGAAAAATATAGATTACTTGAGACAAGGCTTAATCGTAATTTTGAAAAAAATGCAAAAGTTCTACTTTCAAGTATCAGTGAGACTCCAGCGAGTTTACTTCAACAATTTGGTCACATGAAAATTTTAAGACAGTATCAAGCTCAGCAGGCATTAAAAGCAAGAGGAGAGGAAGTTAAAGATTTAAGTGAAATGAGCAATTACGATTTGTTTCAACTATTTAAACAAGGGAAATAATTATGGAAAGTTTAGAAGAACTACAAAATTTAATTGATAGCAAAGCGCTTAATCCTGCTAATTTAGGAAACCAGCAGTTAAAAATAATGGATGCTCTTTTTAAAAAAGGGGCATTAACAGGTTACAATAATGTAAATGAAATGTTTGAAGAACGTGAAACTGCAAGAGAAAATATTAAACAAGACGCTTTAGAAAAAGCAAATCCTGGTGGTAAAAGCAACTTTGGTTATGTAATTGCTGGTGATCTCACAGGCAGTATGGTTCCTTATATTTTGGATAGAAAGAAACTTATGTTTGCGGCGAGAAAGGCTAAAGAGGCAGATAATTTTAGGTTTACGCAAAGTAAGATGGGTAAATTTATGAGTTTAATTACAGAAAAAACTTTAGGTAAAAGATTTAAAGGAGTAAGAAGATTATTTGGAAGAACTGCTGATTTTTTTACAAAATCTGCTGATGCTGGACAGAAATTTGTTAGAAGTCAAGCTGGAAGAACTGAATTAAAATCTATTGCTGGGGGCACTTTAGGTGCGGGTGGAGGAGCTGCTACTTTTGAAATACAACAATATCGTGAGGGTTTGAAAAAAGCCGCAATGTTTGATCTTGCAGAGATATCTAGTAATGAATACGCAAAGATGGATCCATTAGAAAAGGCAACAACTGCTGTTATGTTTGAGATGAAAAATGCTTTGCTTTACAACACAATTGGGTCAGCATTAACACCTATAGTCAGTAAAGTTGGTAAACGTGTTTTAGGAAAAGCTTTCGGATTAGGTGGTAGAAACAGAGAAGAAATTAAAGCAGCTGTTACTGTAGCAAGTGAAAAAAGTATTCCATTAACTGTAATTGAAGCATCAAAAACAGCAGGTGGTGGATTTTTCTCTAGTTTAATTACAGGTTTCCCAAGAGTTTTAGGTCAGCTACCTTTAATACAAAGTTTTATTAAAAGGGAGAGATTTAAAAGGCAAGAAGAGACTGCTAAAAGAATGAATATGATGTTCACTAAAAGTTTTGGGCCAATTTTTCACACACATCTTTTTGGTAATGAGATTTATGCAACCATTAAAGCAAATCACGATGAAGTGGCTAGAACCACAGATGCTTTGTATGGACAACTATTAAGAAGAGCGGATATTATGTCGGATCCAAGAGTAATACCTGTCAAGGAACTTAATAAAGTAGTAAGAGGTTATGTCGATAAGGTAAAATCTATGAGCTTAGACAACCAATTGCCTACCCCAACAAGTGAATTAGAAAGTCAGATTCAAAATCTTGCCAGAATGGCTGGTAAAGAACAATTTGAACCACTAACACACATCTCACCCAAACAATACTTAGGTTTACAAGAAAGTTTAAATAAAGCTTTTGGTGAAATTTCTGAAATAAATCCAAACGCAGCAATTTTAGATTATATGACTCCTTTAAGAATGGCCATGGAACGTGATTTAGCTAATATTGGTGGTAAAAACTTTGCTAAAGAATTTTTGGAAGCCAATGAAGTTATTAAGAGTGAATATTCCAGACTTTTGTCTGAAGAGGGTCAGGACGCTGCACAAAAATATTTAATGAAAATACAAGACGATGTTAAAGAATATGCAGATGCTCTATACGGTGCTAATGAATTTTTTTCCTCTATTGCCAGCGCCATGACAGGGAAAACAGAATTGACAGATGCTTTGCGTTTATATGACGATAAACTTTTAACTAAGGCAAGCTTAGCGGGTAAAATCGGAGCTGAAAAGGAACCCTTGAGCAAATTATTTGGGCGCATAAGTAATTTAGTATTTAGAGATGGCACTTCTGAACAAGTCGCCGAATTAAAATTTTTGTTAAATGCCACAGGAAAGGAATCAGAAGTCGGCATAGGTAAAGGAGTAGGGCTTTTAGAAAGAGAAGCTCAAAAACAATTTCCAGACATGGCGAAAGCTTTAGCAAATAATCAAACAATAGTTAAAAATGGTAAGACTTACAAACCTGCTGATATCAAAGCTGCTCTTGAAAGAACAGGGAAAGTTGGTACTAGTTTGTACAAAGCCTTAATAGGCAGGGTTTTTACAGATGCTTATTATAATTCATTTGAAAACATAAGTAGAGCGGCATACAAATCACTTAAAAAGCAAAATATGAATCTTCAAGGAGTGATTGATGCAAATAGATTAAAGATTACTAAAAAAGTTTTTGACGATGATTTTTTAGATAGTCATTTACCCAACATAGCTGCAACTCAAAAATTTGGCGTGGGTTTGAAAAGATCCTTAAAACCTGGTGAAACTTTTGCAAGAGCTGGTCTTGAGGCTACTGAAGATTTACTTAAAAAAGATATTGCCGCTATAAGAACTGGTACATTTAATTACAATAATTTTGCTGATTCTATTGGCTATAATATACCAGGAAAGGAACAAAGATTTATTGAAATGTTTGGTGGTGGTCTTAAAGGTAAAAGACATTTTAAAGACTTTGATGGCGTTATGAGAATCTTGCAAGCACAAGCAGAAGTGGCTTATGGTGACATCAGTAGCTTCTTATCAAGACGTCTACAACTTGGTGGAGTAGGTATAATTACAGGTGGAGGTGTAGGTGGCTTTTTACTAGGTGGAACGGTATCAGCTGGTGTGTTAACAGGTGCTGCCCTGTTAGGGGCAGGCATTGGTATAGGTTTGGCGGGCATGAGTCCTAGATTTGCAAGACATTTACTAAATGTTATGTCGCCAGTTGAAAGAATTAAAGAAGCTAGAAACATGGACAAATTTTTTGGCGGTAGATTATTTGGCCTTCCTACTCCTGAAAGGAGTAGGTCATTCGTAAGATTGATAAATCAAATATCAGAGGAAGACCCTACTGCATTTGACGGTAAATTTGTACCTGAAATTACTGAAGAACAGGTCATAGAGTATCTTTTAAACGGACCAGCTTCTATTCCAGACACGAGTAATTTTACTCCTAAAGATATAAATCCTAAATATAGAGAAAGTTTTATGCCTAAAACTGTTGCATTTGAAAATGCTAGCCCAGAGGATAAATTAGCTTTAGACAGTTATTTTACTGGTATAGATGATGGCATTGAAAGAACATATGCGAATCGCACGCAACTTGAACAAGAAACTGTTAAAGCTGCAGAAATGGATGGAGTCGCAATTCCGCCAACTGATGTGCAAGAGGAACCTGTCGCACAAGCAGAAGCACAAACAGAACCGCAAATGGCTCAGGCAATGCCACAACAACAAAATCAAATACAGTACGAAAATATTTTTCCTAATGATCCATTAGGGGCAATGATTGCTAAAAACAAACAAACAGGTGGGACAGGTTAATGCAGATAGAAGCTAAAAACATAATTTATATTATTTCACCTTTTGTTTTAATAGGCATAGCTTGGGGTACATCGACCGCAACAATAAATGATTTAAAAAAAGAACAAGAACTTATTAAAGCTAAAGTAGATAAGGTTCAGGTAATGGAAGTAGAAGTTAGATACATTAAAGATCAAGTAAATAAAAACTCTAATAAACTTGATACTATTCTGGAGAAAATGAAGTGAAATGGACAACAGCATTTTTAATATTATTTACAGCTTGGTTGTTATTATATGTTACAGATAGTTTTGCTGCGGATAGTAATATTTATTACAAAGATCAACCACCAGCATCTGCCATATCGCCATCTGTTTCCATAGGTGGAGGCAGCGATGTGTGTGTGGTCGTAAGATCGGGTGCTTTGGGCACGAGTTTATTCAATGCTTCAGCTGGTATACATGTCGTTGATAAGACGTGTGAGCGCATCAAGCTTTCTAGGGCCATGGCTCAACTTGGATTACGCGTAAGTGCCACTGCTATTTTGTGTCAAGACCCACGAGTCTGGCAGGCAATGTGGGACTCTAATAGTCCGTGTCCTATTGATGGTAAAATAGGAGAGGAAGCAAAAAAACTTTACATCGAAAGAGGGATGGTAAAACTAGATGAAGAAGGTAATCTTTTGGATGCTCCTGGCATCCGCATCAATATCAGTAAGCCACGCCGAGTCAACGACTACGGACAACCTACTGAATAACCCAAATTTTACCACTGATACCAGTGGTTGGGAATTATCAGATAACAACCAAAACAAGGTTAAAAGAGACCCAATGACTTACTCTGGTTCTGCGTCTAAGAGCGTAAGATTTAGATATCAAGGTGGTAATATTAGTCAAGATGTGGACATATCAGGTGTATCTGAAAATCATTTAATAAAAGAAATTAACATGAATTTTGACTCTATTGGTTGTGGTAATACAGGAGGTCAATGGTGTACTGCGGGTGCAGATGACACAGTGGTATCAACCATTACACTATCAACTGAATCAACAGCAGAGGTGCTTTCAGAAACTATAGCTGTGCCTTATGAAGATGGATGGGAGAGTTATTCTTTTACTAAAGATGTAACAGGTGATTTTAACACAGATGATACCTCATTAAATTTAACTATTACAGGTAATGACACAGGTAATTCTAGTAATTGGTGGGGTCCTATTATTGATAATTTAAGTTTATCTATGACTATAGAGGAGTATGTGGCTCCTGTAGTGGTTGAACCTGTAGTGGTTGAACCTGTAGTGGTTGAACCTGTAGTTGAAGCTATTATAGAACCTATTGTCGTAATTGAAGAAACTCTTATCGAAGGTTTGAGTTTAGATATGTCAGTAACTAACGATATTATTTTAGATCAACCTACCCTTGAAATATCACCAATTCAAGTCGTTGTTCCTGAGGTGGTTATTGATATGCCTGTTGAGATAGAAATGCCTGTAATTGAAGTTAGTGTTGCACCCATTGCAAGTGTTGACTTACCAAATGTCGAAAATTTAACTTCTATAAATGAGGTAGAGGAGATTCAAGAGATAGTTGAAATTGAAATTCCTGAAGTCGTTGACATTGAGGTTGATGCAGAAATAGAGTTAGAGCAGCCTGAAGAATTAAAAGAAATAAATATGGAAGAAGATCTTGCTGAGATAAACGACGGGGAGAATAATAATGAGCCAGAAGAGACAGCAACAGAGAGTGAAAGCGATGCAACAAGCGAGCTATCAAACAGTGACAAAACCGAAATCAAAAGTGATGAAAGTAAAGTCGTCAAAAAAAGTAAATCTAAAAACGATAAATCTAAAAAGAAAAATGACTCTAAAAAATCCACCGTTAAAAACGAAAAACCTAAGCCAAAAGTTAAAACTGTGGCTAAAACAAATAAAAGCGAAACTAAATCTAGTGTAATTAGTGTTGACTCTTTAGGTCAAATATTGCTGCCGGCGGTATATTTGCAAGTTATGCAAGATACGATTAAAATAACAGAAACGTTGTCCATACAACAGGAGATGATTTATGAACAAAACTCTTACGATCTCATCGGGATTACTTTTGAGTCTAGTTTTGGGGGCGATAGTACCGATAGGTTCAACAGTCTATTGGGTCGCCAATTTAGCTACGAGAGTGGAACATACCGAAGCAGCCGTTAAAAATTTTGTGGCAACAGATACTTCTCAGTTACAGGAAAGGTTGGTTGCAGTTGAGGAACGAGTTCAGTTCAATAACAAATCTACCACAGAATTGTACGAAGGTATTGAAAAATTAGATGCAGAAATGAAAGATATGGAAGATAAACTAGCTGGTTGGATGGAAAGAGAATTAGCTAAAGTTTACGAAATACTTAAGGACGATAATCCACTAGGACAATAATGAGAATAGCCATTGCTGGTTATGGTTTCGTAGGAAGAGCCTATGCTGCCATTTTACAAAACTATCACGAGACAGAGATAATAGATCCAAAACATTATGACAGAAAAATTAGTCAAAATGTCGATGCTATTATTGTATGCGTGCCTACACCAAGCGGTATAGAAGGCGCATGTAATATAATACATGTTAAAGAAGTACTACAAGATTGTCCTGATGTACCTATTTTAATCAAAAGCACCATATCTTTAGAAGGTTGGAATTACATACAATCAAGATTTGATAAAAACATTTGTTTTTCTCCAGAATTTTTGAGAGCTGAAAAAGCTTTAGAAGATCTTCGTCAACAAGAATATATAATGATAGGCGGCAAAGAAACAACTTTCTGGGTAAATTTATTTAAGAAAGTTTTTCCTAGCTGTCCACAAATAATTGAAGCCGATCCAAAAGAACTTATAGCAATTAAATATTTTAAAAACGCTTACCTAGCCACAAAAGTTGCATTTTTCAATCAAGTGTATGATTTTTGTAATGTGTCTGGTATTGATTTTAATAATGTGAGAAAGGGTATAGTTTTAGATCGTAGAATAGGACAAAGCCACAGTCAGGTAACAAAAGAACGTGGTTTTGATGGACATTGTTTACCTAAAGATGCTGAAGCAATAACATACTCTGCTTTGTATTACGGGTTAAATTTAAGCATAATAAAAGAAGTAATAGAATATAATAACAAGGTGCGTGATGAAGCTAATAAAAAACCAGAGTAGCTTTACAATAACTGGATTTAAAAAAAATAATTCATACCAATATAAACAATACTCTCGTAACGACAATGACGGGCCACGAACCTACAATGTGGACGAGAAAAAAGTGCCTAGTGTTACTGCTATTTTGTCCGCCACTCAATCAGAAGAAAAAAAACAAGCTTTAGCGTCTTGGAGAAATCGTGTGGGTCATAAAGAGGCTGCACGAATCACGAACCAAGCTGCTACTCGCGGAACAGAAATGCACTATGTTTTAGAACAATATATGAATGGAGTAGGTTATTTAAATTTAAGAAAAGACGGACACTTACCAAGAATGATGGCACATACCATTGTAGATAATTTACAAGATTTATCAGAAGTTTACGGAACTGAAGTAAGTTTAGCCTATGATGATCGTTGGGCAGGTTCAGCTGATCTAATTTGTCAGTACAAAGATAGACC